TCTATGCGTCCTACGGAAGATGCTATCGCTCGTCGCGAGGCACACCTAGGCAAGATCAGCGCAGGGTGTAGTGTTGATATGGTGTCTCCGCTCGTTCCTCGTGATCAGGATTCTGATTGCGCAGTGAACGCTGTGGTGGAGAACTTTGTTGACGCCTGCGGTTTGCAGAAGGCGCAACTGCCTGGTTGGTTACGCGAGGTTGAGGCCAATGAGTTGAGTAAGGTGGGATCCTTTACTAAGGTCTTACCGTACCATCAAGGTACGGCTAAGATACCGTCCCTACTCTCCTTGGTGAATCGGTATTTCACACCGAAGATGGTGCGAATTGATCCGAAGGCCGCTCGAGTCGCTGATAAGGCAGTGTTGGCGATGTATCGTCTGAGCGGTGGACAGCGCCTGCGTCCGACCACGTTGGACGAGGCGCATGAGTCGTTCCAGACACGTAAGAGTCTGGGGCACCCGGTGTATAGTTCTAACCCGAAGTACCTTAATGGCGTTTTGGGTGAGGCGCGGCTAATTGAGCGCAGTTTGGATTTCTCCATGGTCGATCAGTATCCGGCCGTGTTGAATACCCGTACTGACTCCACGCCTTGGGGCTGGGCCAAACCACGATGTGTGTTTGGTAGCTCGGCTCCCGTGGGCCGCGTCTTCAAGAAGTATCAGATTCCCGCCTTTAATCAGTTGGTGAGCAATGATATGTTCGCCGCCTGGCGCAATCAGTTGAGTGTGGACTTCGGTGTTACAACCATGTTCCGCACTTCTCGCGCTAAGGGTTTTCTGCCGATTGCTTCCCTGGATTATCAGGGATTTGATGCCAGTATCTCGGAAGAGATACTACGTCGGCAGTTCGCTTTAATTAGGCAGGTTTTCGTGCCGGGTTCATCCGAGGAGCTCCGTTGGCTTGAAGAAGAGTTCCTCAACGAGGGTATTTGGACTCCAGATGGATTGATAACGGGTCGTCATGGGGGCATCCCATCGGGATCCGTTGGCACCAACTGGATTGGTTCTCAAACCAACTATTGGGCGTTGAAGTACGCCGCTGCGAGATGCGGTGGTGGTGTTCTCGGCTGTATGATTAACGGTGATGACGCTGTGGCGTTGTTCGCCGGGTTTAGAGTCGATGAGCTGATTCACGTCCTGTCCGAAGAACTCGGGATGACGTTGTCGACGGAGAAGCAGTGGATCTGCAATAGGCAGGTCGCTTTCCTGTCTATGACACACCGTGATAGTTACCGTGTCAATGGTCTCAGCGTTGGCGTGAGGTCGTTGGTTCGGGTAATTCGGAAAGCGGTACGTTATGAAAGGTTTGTTGGCGGTTGGAACGCGGCCATGAATACGTTACGATGGCTGCAACAGTGGTCACAAGCGCGGTATCATCCGTGCATTGACGACGCTATTGCGTGGTTGCGCCAAGCCGACAAACTGTTGGCCTCGGGGTCTGCGGACTTTGAGGACCTTATTGAACGTGCCGGTGGCCTAAGGCACGCCAAATCAGTCCTTGATAAACCGGGACACCGGGTTGAGGACGTGCGTTGGTGCTTTGCTGCAAATGAGTTGATTTCTACGGGCTTCGGGGCGCACTCGTTTCAACGCGGGTATAACCCCCTTGGTCGCTCGTAGCGTTCCCGTTTAATTTGCGGGATGTTCTCTCAGTCCGGGAAATACCGGACGTAACCTTCACTTAGACATACTTATTTGTGTGTCGCTACTAGGATTTCCATGAGAAGTAATGGAAGGACGCGCAAGCGTCGACGTCGTGGGGGACTTTCTGTTCCTTACGCACGCATGCGACCTGTGACGGATTGGTTGGTGGGCGGGGCGAATACCGATAATACGGGTGCCCCTTTGACGACGGTTTCCACCTTTGACAAAACTGGGTTGACCATCGTTTCTGGGACGCCTATGACGTTCCAGGCGGTTGTCATCCAGCCTACGCCGGCGACTTCTACGCCCGGTGTTGGGCGCATCAATTGCGTCGAGGTCAAGGGGTCCGTCTTTATCACCAACTGGACCACTTCCGGGTTCGCACGCATTGCTGTTGGGATCTATGTCTCAGAGTTGAATTCTTCCACCACCAAGTGGGACGTGCGTGATCCTCTCACCGCCGCTGACGCGGCGCGGGATGATTACTTCTTCCTGCATGGAAGAGTGTATGAGATCTCCGCTGAGGCCGGTCAAACGGCGTCATGTCTTGCTGTTGAGATTCCCCTCAGCCTCCCTGAGAACGTTGTTCTTGGTGGTGGGCAGGCTCTACATGTCACCGTATCGATGGTTGGTCCATCGGCCGCTACGGTGATTGGTTTCTTCCGTACACGTATTGGTCCTATTGCATAAGGGCCTACTGTGAGGTTATTATGCGGTATTTGCGTATTCTCCTTATGTTACTGCAGTGCCTTCTTATTGTGATGGTGCTGTATGTGATGTGGAGTTTGTGTGCAAATCTTTGGCTGTAACTTCCCTCATGTCATCCTGGAGTACGTTTATGCGTGGATCTAAAGCGCATTGGTTAGTGTGTGGTTCACAACTGTTGTCCGGCATTCTAACGCCGGCTGCCGTTTGGGGTGAAGAGTTTTATGTGAGTCCCGGGCAGGTTACTGTGTGGCCGGCGTGTTTAATACCGTCCGTCAGTAACAATGTGTCCGCTGTGCGCGTTGATAAGATCTTTTGTGAGATCTTTGACGCGGACGACCCTACCACGAATATGGCGAACTTCCAGTTCACCACCGTGGTGCCCTCGTATAATACTACGGTGTCACAGGTTGGCGCCGGTGTGTTGGGGGGCACTTTTGGGCTCACGTTTCCGGTTACCGCTGCTTTTGGTGTCTCGACGCCTTTGGCTAACGCGTCTGCTACGGGTGGAGGCGCGATCACGTTTAACGTTGATTCGCAAGCCGCCGCGGGTATATTACCTGCGACCGTATGTACGAACTCCGGGGGAATATTTACCCCCGGTCGAGGCTTTGTTGGTACGAGTACCCTTACGTCCACCATTGCCTTACCGAGTTCCGCGTTCGCCCTCGTTGCTCCGCTCGTAGGTGTCGGCTCTTTGGCCGGGACGACGGGTGGTAACAACTTTAGTGCCGTCAATGATGCCTACACTCCTAGCACTACCGGTCAACCTTTCCTGTCCCTTTCCCCGTCTGTTGAAGTGGGTCTTACGTTGTATCTGGCGTCTTATGACTCTGGTTCGTCATCCTGGGTCGTCAGGGATGTTATTAACAACCCGACTGATTATGTGGTTGACTACCTAGATATGGTCGTTGATGTGTACAACGTGCCCTCCGGAGGTTTGGGATGTGGTTTCACTTCACGTAAGTGGAAACTTAATCTCCCGCGCCCTGTTTATTTGGGTGTGGGCGAAGGTTTGTTCGTCGCGTTTTCCGCGTCGACGAACAACTCTACCACTTTATTGGTGACCCCGTTTATTCGATCGCTTGTGACCCGTTTGGACTGAC